CCTTGCCAATGACTTTTACCAACACACATTAATTCGTCTTGTTCATTGAAGCGAAAATGTTGAAAAGGAGGAAAGTTTAATTTTACTTTGTGATCTGCAACTGTCTTTGGAGTCTTTTTACGACCAGGTTCGTCCGGAATGTGGTCAAATGTCATAATACGAAAAACTAAATCAGTTTTTTCAATTTTTCTATAGTCAACTTCGCATTCTGCAAGTTTAATTTTCTCACCTGCTGCTTTTCTAGCATCAAAGTCTAAATGTTGTAATCGTTTTGCTTGCGCACGTTTAGCTTCAGCAATTGTTCTAATGTTAATTTTGTCAATGCTAGGTAAAATGATATCAAATTGATGATCTGTATCAGATACATAGCTGCAAAACGTACTCTTTGATTTGTGTATTTCTTTAAGTATATCTTTATTATTTAAATAGTTAACTTTTCTCATAAAAACTCCAATGGTTGTAATACATTATAATATACACAGTTAATTTTGTCAACTAAATAACATATAGGAGACAATAATAATGGCACTATTTGGCGGCATAGGACAACAACTTTCATCAGCAGCTTCGCAGGCTCGTAATGCAATATCGCCCCAGCAGTCGGTAAGCAATCTGTTGGGTAGCGCAGCAAACTTTGGTCAAGGTTTAATAGGTCAAGTTGGTGATGCTGTAAAAGGTATAGCCGAGGATGTATTTACCGCTAAGAATTTTATGAGTTTGCTTCGCGGAGGCGGCCTCCCTAAATTTGGAATGCCTGGCGGAGTAGGATTTGCAGATGTTAGTTGGAAAGGAACCGATAATGATGATTGGCGTGTCAGGCTTTCAATGCCTCCTGGCATGGGTCTAGAACCAACTCTTGCAGCAGCATTAGGTAAAACAAGTGGAATGATTTTTCCATACACTCCTGCAATTGTTATGAGTCATAGTGCATCTTACTCACAAGTTAAACCTACACATAGTAACTATCCGTTTCCAGTGTATCAAAACAGCCAACCAGACACTATTCAAATTAGCGGAGACTTTATTGTTGAAAGCGAAGCCGAAGGTGTATATTGGGTTGCCGTAATTCATTACTTAAGAAGTGTTACTAAGATGTCTTATGGAAATTCAAGCAATCAAGGTTCGCCTCCTCCAGTGGTACAACTTAATGGGTATGGTGACTTTGTATTTAAAAATGTACCAGTAGTAGTTACACAATTTACTTGCGATTTAACTCCTGATGTTGATTACATTTATGTAAAATCTTTAGATACATGGGCACCGACAAAGTGTTCAGTTGCTATACAGTTAATGCCAACTTACAGTAGACGAGCTGTGCAGCAATTTAGCTTAGACAAATTTGTCAGTGGCGGATATGCTAAAGGCAACGGACAAGGATTTATCTAATGGCAGCATATATCGGAACCAGTCCATGGTATAATACATCTACTCAAGACGGACAGTATCTTGACATATTAAAAATACGTCCAATTCCTGCAGAATCAGATGATGTATTAATTACAATACAGCCTCAGTATACGCATCGCCCTGATTTACTTGCTTTTGATTTGTATGGCGACAAAGATCTTTGGTGGGTCTTTGCACAACGTAATATGGAAATACTTAAAGATCCTATATTTGATTTAATTGCAGGTATCCAAATTTATGTGCCAAAAGGCGACGCACTTACAAGGACACTAGGGATATAATATGGCATTAATTCCACAGAATTTATCAAATCGTTTAAAAGCAGTTGGCAGAGATGTAGAAACTGAAGTAGCTTCAGCCGCAAACCAGTTCCGTCAAAGTGCTAATATAGCAGTAGACGGTGTTGTAGATTCTGTAACAGGATCTATGCAAGAATTACAAGGTGCAACAGTTAACTTAGCAAATAGTTTAAACGGTTTAACTGGCCCAGGGATTGGTCAAAGTATTGTTGGCAATATTGCTAACGGAATAGGATCATCTTTAGTAAACGGTATTAAGGGCGGCATTGGTGGGTTCTTAGGAGCAGCCTTTGGCGGCGGATTTGGTAGTGTATTTGGAGGTGCCGGCAAACAGCCAAATCCTTTAGAACAATTTGCAAGTTACAATTATGTGTTTACGTTAGGCTGTCTAAGTGATTTTGAATTAAACTTCCCTGATCTAACCTATCGAAGAAGAGATCCAGGAGTAGTAATATTAAGAAGCGGAGGCGGCCCAACTCCGGGCAGTGCTACGCTATATGAATCAGCAGGCAAAGTAGAATATTTTATAGATGATGTAGAAATAGAAACAATAGTAGCAGGTAATCCTAATTCACGATCAACAAATGCAACTAGTATAAGTTTTAAAGTAACTGAACCATACAGTATGGGATTATTTTTACAATCATTACAAGTAGCAGCTAAAAGAGCAGGACAGCCCAATTATATTGAAGCACCGTTTTTACTTTCAGTAGAATTTAAAGGATACGATGACGGCAATAATTATATCCATGCTAGCAATTTGCGTAGAATGTTTCCTTTAAAATTTGTAAATATTGAATTTGAAGTAGCAGAAGGCGGTAGTGTATATACAGTACAAGCAATACCATACCACGAAGTTGCATTAACAGATGAAACACAAAATACTCACACTGATTTAAGTTTTGCTGGAGCAACAGTTGCAGAAATGTTGCAAACTGGCGCCAAAAGTTTAACTAGTGTATTAAACAATAGAGAAATAGCTGCTGAACGTGCTGGCAAAGTTAAAAAAGGAAACCAGTACGTTATAATGTTTCCAACTACTAGTTCGTCCGCACAAGAATCAACTCAGTTTATGATGGGACAACCTGAACAAGCTGACGATACTGCAACTACTAGAGAATTTACAGACGAAGAAATAAAAAGATACTATGTATCTACAACCGGTGACACTGAAGGGCCTGTTCCTGTTGATTATAGGAATGAAATAGCTAATGCAGCAGGTATAACAGTTAAAAGATCTAGTTTTGGCGAAAATATTCGAGAATATGCTGAACGATCAATTAATATAAATGAAATAGGACAATCTAAGATTGTTAATGCTAATACTGACGGCGGCACCCGTCCAATGCAAACTCCTACCAACGCTGAAAACGAAGACACTAAAGGTGAAGTTAACTGTTGTTTAGTAAACTTAACAGGCGACATTAGGCAAGCTACATTTTCTTCAGGTAAAAAAATTCAAACTATAATTGAAGAAATTATTATTACAAGTGAATTTGGCAGAAGCATTGCATCAAAGAAACCTGACTCGAATGGAATGATTCCGTGGTTTAGAATCGAATCACAAGTTTTTAATGCAGATTCTACAGCTGAAGTTGTTTCAACAACTGGTATTCCTTCGAGAATATTTGTTTATCGAGTAATACCGTACCTTGTTCATATTAGTAAATTCCAGAGCCCGAGTCAAAGCAGTCCTGGTATTCCGCAGTTAAAAAATCAGGCAATAAAAGAATACAATTATATATACACTGGAAAAAATAAAGACGTCATTGATTTCAATATCAAATTTGATGCAGCATTTTTTACAAGTATTAATGGCGATATGGGACAGATGGGTTCTGATAGCAAACAATCAGTAACACAGGAAACAACTGCAACTGGTCCTAATGTATCTCCAGGAGTATCTCCAGGAAACACTCAAGCGGGTGAACTAGGAAGAGCGCAATCTGCTGTTGCAGGTCCAAATAGACGAGACGGTGGCATTGGATTTTTAAGTCCAGAATCACAAATTGCTCGAAGTTTTAATGAAGCATTAATGAACAGTCCTGTAGACTTAATTGCAGTAGATCTAAAAATATTAGGAGATCCGTATTACATTTGTGATAGCGGAATGGGAAATTATAACGCACTTCAAGTTCCAGGAATTTTAAATATTACTAAGGACGGTACAATGAATTATCAAAACGGAGAAGTTGATATAGAAATCAACTTTAGAACTCCGTTAGACTATGGTCCTACAGGATATATGGATTTTCCAGGTGGCGGAACTGCTCCTGTAGGAGAATTTAGTGGATTGTATCAAGTTTTATTTTGTAAAAATGTGTTTAGTAACGGAGAGTTTACACAAGAACTCCAGACAATTCGTAGACAACGACAAAACTCGGCATTTACTGCTCCTTCACAATCCGGTATTCTTAATACTGATAATGCAGGAACGCAAATAGCACCAACCCCAGCTAATCCACAAGTTGGCGCAAATTCGGAAGGTGATGCTGGCGAAGCAGCAGCAAGGGCAAACGTAAATGGCGCTAATACTGCTGATCCTGGGTTTATACCTAGCAGACCAGCAAGTGCTCCTAGTCCATCTGCTGGCAGCACATACGACGATGCACCTCTAAGAGCGCTTAGAGCAAGACAAGCAGCTAATGCCTCTGCACAACAACAATCAGGACCGTTCTAAGGAATAAACAATGGCAGGACAAGATACTAGAACCCCAGACGCACAACCAAAGACGAGTTCATTTGACGGCCCTGGGCCGTTTATGGCAATTGTACGCAATCATTTAGATACTGAGTACATGGGATCTCTTGAGGTTGAACTTTTAAAAACAACAACTGAAGGCAACACGACTGATGCTACTGGAGAATTGGCAACAGTAAGTTATCTAAGTCCTTTTTATGGAATTACACCGTATAGCGGAACAAGTGACAATGAAGGTTTTGATTATACACAGAAAAGTTACGGTATGTGGGCAGTTCCGCCAGATGTTGGATCAACTGTCTTAGTTATATTTGCAGAAGGAAATAAAAGTCGAGGCTTCTGGTTTGGATGTGTACAAGAAAAGTTTATGAACTTTATGATACCAGGCAACGGTAGTACAAAGAATAATAAAACAGATCAAGCTAAAGTATTACCAGTAGGTGAGTATAATAAAAGAAATGAACCTGGATCTGGCAATCAGCCTACTACTTTCTTAAAACCAGTCAACGATGATGCAGTTACACAACTCACTCGGGCAGGTCTAATTAATGATCATATAAGAGGAACTACAACATCGAGTGCTAGACGAGAAGTACCTAGTATGGTATTTGGTATGAGTACTCCTGGACCGTTAGATCGTAGACCTGGTAAACCTAGAGTTAAAGTCGGCGGCGAAAATGCACAAACAGATATGCCAGCATCAAGACTTACGGGATCAAGTTTTGTAATGGACGACGGTGACCCTAGTTTATTTAGAAAAGGACCTGCTGCATCAACTCCTAGTGTATATGCATCATTGGCTGATGGCGGCGACCCTATGATTCCTGCTAATGAATTGATAAGACTTAGAACACGTACAGGACATCAAATATTGATGCATAATTCTGAAGACTTAATTTACATTGCACATGGCAGCGGGCAAAGTTGGATAGAAATGACACCTCAGGGTACAATTGACGTATATTCATCAGGGTCTATTAATTTTAAATCTGGCGGTGATATTAATCTAGCTGCTGGCGGCAATGTCAACATCGGCGCAGCTGGTGCTATTAACCTAAATGCTCCTACAACTAATGCAAATAATATTGGAGTTACAGGAAATTTAGATGTCAGTGGAACACTAAAAGCATCTACAGTAAGTGGTGTAAACGTAAAAGCAACACATCCTCATTTGCAAAGCGGTGGAGCTGCCGGAACTCCAACAGCACCAGCGGCTCCAGGATCAGGATCAGGCGGCAGCACTCCTGCTGCAATAAAAGATACATTTGAAGCATGCGTAGCAGCGACTGCTCCTCCGTCAGCTGGTGCAAGCTCAGAAGGCACTGCTGGCGAAGCAGAAGCAAGAGCAAATGTTACGAGTACACCATCGAGAACAGGTGCAGATACTGCGGATCCTGGACTACCTACAACAACGGCACCTACTACTGTTCCGCCACCGATATATTCAGGCCCAGGATCTTCAGTAGGAACAGGTGGATCAGCAACAGTTACAAGTACACCGTCAAGAGACGACCCGCTTCCTTAAGGTAAATACAGTATGAGCACATTAGAGAAAAAACTTTATAAAGAAATTACAGTAAAAGGTAACACTCGCCCTGACTACGGTATAGGCGAAAAAACTTATAAAGGATTCTCTACAGTTAATCCTGATAATATCGGGTTTCAGTTGTATGATTTGCAAATTGTAAAACAAGATATTATTAACCACTTTCACATTCGTCAAGGCGAACTTCTTAGCAATCCTAACTTTGGAACAATTATATGGGACATTTTATATGAACCATTAACTGAAAGCCTTAAGCAGATTATCGCCGAAAATGTAACTACTATTATTAACTATGATCCTCGAGTTAGTGTTACTAGTATTACAGTTGATCAGTACGAAAGCGGCATACAAATAGATGCAACGCTTGTATTTTTACCCTACAATATCGCTGAAAATATGCGACTAACGTTTGACCAAAACAACGGATTTTTAGCCAACTAATTATATACGTGGTTTATTCAAATTAATAAATACACTATAAGTTAGAGGAAAGCAAATCCATGTCAAGTACAGACAGACAAAACCGTTTATTAGTAGCAGAAGATTGGAAACGTATCTATCAGAGTTATAGAAACGCCGACTTCAAATCATACGACTTTGACAATCTTCGTCGTACAATGATCAATTACATTCGTCAAAACTATCCAGAAGATTTTAACGATTATATTGAATCATCAGAATACCTTGCACTTATTGATCTAATTGCTTTCCTAGGTCAAAATATTGCATTCCGTACTGACTTAAATGCTAGAGAAAACTTTTTAGAGCTTGCAGAACGTAGAGAATCAGTTCTCCGTCTTGCTCGTTTGCTGTCGTACAATCCTAAACGTAATCAAGCAGCTAATGGATTGCTTAAAGTTGACTCAGTTAGCACAACTGAAAGTGTTAGAGATTCAAACAACCTTAATTTAGAAAATCAAACGATTACATGGAATGATCCTAGTAATCCTAACTGGCAAGAACAGTTTACTAAAATTTTAAATGCAGCACTTCCAGTTAATTCTAATATTGGTCGTCCTGCTAAAAAAGATGTTGTTTCTGGAGTTCCGACAGAACAATATAGACTAAACAGTGCAAACAGTGACCTCCCAGTATACGGATTTAACAAAGCAATAGGTGGTACTACTAGTAGATTTGAAATTGTATCAACTGACATTGACAATGGCGAAATTAAAGAAGAAGCGCCATTTCCTGGAAATAATTTTGCATTCCTTTATAGAAATGACGGCCGCGGACCTGCAAGCTCGAATACTGGTTACTTTTGTCACTTTAGACAAGGTGCAATGGATCAAGGTACATTTACTGTTGACAATCCAAGCACTAATCAAGTTGTTGCAATTGATGCAACTAATATTAATAACTCTGATGTATGGCTTTATAAAGTTGACAACTATGGTTTAGAAGAAGAACTATGGTCAAAAGTTGATGCAGTTGAAGGCAACAATGTAATTTACAATAGTTTAAGCAAGAGTATTAGAAACATCTATAGTGTACTTACAAGAGCTAATGACAGAATTAGCTTAATATTCTCAGATGGCACGTTTGGTAACTTG